AAAACCACTGGATATTGATGATCCGGCCATACAATCCCACTGGTCGCATAAATAACACTGGGAGAACCACCAAATGACCACACGAACATTCAATCAACTCTTACAGGGATACGGCCCCGAGCCGATCACTGCTGTTGCGCTGGTAGACAGCGTACAGGTATTTTCTGGGCAGATCAACACAGTAAATCAACCGTTGCCCAGCCTGCCAGACAACAATGACTATGGAGTACCCACTTTTGAGTGGACCAAGGACATTGAGTTTGACGGATCTGTCACGCTGACGCTGACACACACCGGAGAATCCGGTGTGATCGTAGTCACAGACACTCTGGCTGACTGGAGCAAGACTTTTCCGATTGACACGGCTACCGGTAATGCTTACATGACTACCAGCGGCGCGGACAATTTTGTAGAATACTATTATGAAACCAAAACCGACGCTGAGGGCGACTATGTTGTCAGCGATCCATATACTGCTGTTGCAGTCAATGACCAAAATGTATATTCTGAACCCACAAGATCCTTGCCCGGCCAACGGTACTATTTCTTGATGCCAGGTGACGTGATGACAGCGACACTGACCATAGATGCTGGCTATGCCAACGTGAATCCTCCCCCCAGCCAGGCCACACCGGGATAGTTACCGACATCTACGTCAAAACCCTGCTCCGGCAGGGTTTTTTTTTGGTTGACCGTAAATTCCATTTACGCTAAACTGTACAAACAGTAAGCAACTGGCTCTACTAACAAAGGTTAGTAGTTACTAACCAAATTTTGTGCTTGGTTGACCAGTAATTCATTTTTTCATATAATAATAAGACAATAACGCTATAGGAGCTAGCATCAATGACACAGATAGTGATCCGCAAAGGCACATATCGCAATCAAGACGTTTCGGGATTGAAATTCGATCTTGTGCGTGATTTCCAAATTGACAACAAAGGTGGCAACATATTAGTGTCCAATGGTGGACATTTTCTGGGTTATGCAGACAAAATCCGGGTGCGAGTAGACAGTTTACAAGATATTGAATTCGTCAATGGAGATGCTGTGAGCACAGACAATACTTTAGCATTCAAAGCTACAAATACCACCGAGTCGGACGAAGACATCATGGCTCGTATACGTGAGCGTTTTGACATTCTCACAGAGATGACCAAAGCCTGTATCTCAGGTGACATCCGAGCCATGATCGTTTCGGGCCCTCCCGGAGTAGGCAAGAGCTTTGGTATCGAACAAGAAGTAGAAAAAGCCCAGTTGTTTGACACTGTCGCCAACAAACGGCTCCGTGTCCAGGTTGTGAAAGGTTCAGCCACGCCCATCGGCTTGTACCAGACTCTGTATCATCACAGTGATGGGAATTGCATGCTGGTGTTTGACGACTGTGACAGCATCTTGCTCGACGATGTATCGCTTAACTTGCTGAAAGGTGCTTTAGACTCAGGCAAGAAACGTACCATTTCATGGCTTTCGGAGAGCTCGGCTCTGCGTCGTGAAGGTATTCCGGACCGATTCGAGTTCAAGGGTTCGGTGATTTTCATCACGAACTTGAAGTTCGATCAGATGAAAAGCCAGAAGCTACGCGATCACCTCGACGCACTACAGAGTCGCTGTCACTATCTGGATCTCACTTTAGACACCATGCGTGACAAGATCCTGCGCATCCGTCAGATCGCACAAGACGGTGTGTTGTTCTCCAATTACGATTTTACAGAAGACGAGCAAGAAGAGATCGTGCAGTTCATGGACAAGAACCAGAATCGCCTGCGTGAGATGAGCCTGCGTATGGCCCTCAAGATAGCAGACTTGCGCAAACTCAGTGCCGAGCGCTGGACACGGCTCGCCGAAACTACCTGTATGAAAGTGGGTGGTTAACGATAGCAGTACCTGGTCGCCACATAGTCTAGCTCCTAGGCGACTGGTTTGGAGGATGGTAGAGATACCATCCTCTTTTTTTGACTTTTGTAAATATCAGTTTATAATATACTGATGAGAACAGCCCGAATCGTCGTGCGCGACGAAGTCAATGTTAAAATTGAAGGTCTAGAGCTTGATGCTAGACGCAAACTGGTCAATACCTTCAAGTATGATGTGCCTTACGCACGATACCTGCCAGCAGTTAGGTTGGGACGCTGGGACGGCAAGGTCAGCTATTTCCAATTGGGTGGAAGTACCTATGTCAATCTCTTGCCCGAGATCATGCCCATCTTGGAAGATTTCAATTATGATGTTGAGCTAGATGATCAACGCGAATATCGGACCACTTTTGAATTTGAGCCAGTTGCAGAAGACACTTATGCTGATATCGTATGGCCCAAAGGTCACCCGGCTGCAGGTGAGACCATCCTATTGAGAGACTACCAAGTCACTATCATCAACGCCTTTTTGGCGAACCCACAGTGCCTGCAAGAAGTGGCCACCGGTGCTGGCAAGACCATTATGACAGCCGCGCTCAGTGAGCGAGTGGAACAGTATGGTCGTAGCATCGTGATTGTGCCCAACAAGAGTCTCGTGACACAGACCGAAAAAGATTACAAAAACATGGGCCTGGATGTGGGTGTGTTTTTTGGTGATAGAAAAGAGTTCGGACATCGGCATACCATCTGTACCTGGCAAAGCCTCAATGTGCTGTTAAAAAACACACGCAATCAGTCAGCTGACATCACCATACAGGAATTCTTGGAGGATGTGATTTGCGTGATTGTCGACGAAGTACACATGGCCAAGGCTGATGCACTCAAAACCTTGCTCACCGGTGTGATGGCACAAGTGCCTATCCGGTGGGGATTGACTGGTACCATACCCAAAGAACAGTTTGAGTTCCAGGCCTTGCATGTGAGCCTAGGGCCAGTAATCAACCGACTAGCCGCTGTAGATCTACAAGAACAGGGTGTGCTGGCACAGTGCCATGTCAACATCGTGCAGTTGGTGGATGGGGTAGAACACACCAACTATCAGAGCGAGCTGAAATATTTGCTAGAGGAATCGGGTCGGCTAGATGCCATGGCTCGGCTCATACAAGAGGTCAACAAAACCGGAAACACTCTTGTGTTAGTAGATCGTATCGCAGCCGGCAACGACCTAGTGGCTAGATTACAAAACGCCACGTTTATATCCGGCGGCACTAAGGCCGGGGAAAGGCAAGAACACTATGACTCAGTGGCGGAGACAGACGATAAAATCATCGTCGCAACCTATGGCGTGGCGGCTGTGGGAATCAACATTCCCAGGATCTTTAATCTTGTTCTCATCGAGCCTGGCAAGTCATTTGTCAGGGTCATACAGTCGATCGGACGAGGAATCCGCAAGGCCGAAGACAAAGACTATGTGCAGATCTGGGACATAACTTCTACTTGTAGATTTGCCAAGCGACATCTCACTAAACGCAAGACCTACTACCGAGAAGCAGAATATCCATTTACACAAGAAAGGCTAGAATGGCGTTGACTTTGCAATGCAGTTCGTTTATTATCATAGTATGCGTATACTTACTTTAGAAAATCGTGCCTATGAGCTCGACACCCTACCAGATGAAGTGGATGACATGCGATTCTCGATCCTGGACAATTCTGATCCTGCCAACCCCGACTACTTCTGTATTCCCTTGATCTTCCTGGAGAGCTTCAACTCTCCGGCACTGGTACTCAGGATCGGAGAGTATACCATCAAGATGCCCATGGACTGGCAGATCTTGATCGGCGAACCTGATCTGGGCGACCTAGAAATGCTGCCGCTTACTTCCATCAACGACCGTGGGTTCACAGTATTTGAATTCAATCCTCTCAGCAGTTTCCGTCCCAGCTTTCCAGACATAGAAATTGTCGACATCTATCAAGAAGTCACATGGTACAGCCCCAAGCTGAAAAACGGGCAGATACTGTGTGTACCTCTCAGCAACGATCCCGAACCAGAATGTGTTTATTTCGCCAAGGACATTAGTCGTAACTGCGAGATAGTAGACTACAACAAGGCCTGGTGACATGATATCTGGAAAGGTATGGGGACAAACCGAACTGCTAGAAGCCAACAGTTCGTTGGAATTCCATCGCATCGAGATACACAGCGGTGGAGTGTGTAGCAAACATCAGCACAAGCACAAGTGGAATGGATTTTATGTGGAGTCCGGTCGCTTGTTGATACGGGTATGGAAAAACAATTACGACCTCGTGGATGAAACTGTGTTGGAAACCGGTCAATACACCCGTGTGGCACCTGGGGAATATCATCAATTTGAAGCACTGGAAAACACAGTGGCATTTGAAATCTATTGGGTAGCATTGGATCACGAAGACATCCAGAGAGACACTGTGGGATTCCAGCGAGGAGCATGATGGAAAAACTGTCAATAGCCAACGAAATGCGCTGTTTCGATGCCAAGGATCGCAACTTCTATGACAGCCTCAGCGACGAAGAACGTAAAAAGTTTTCCAACTATCTCATGATACGTTGGGGCAGTGCAGTTTCAGGGCAGCAAGAACTGCAGGAGTTCTATGTGATAGCCACCAACGAAAGATTCAACAAGCACTTTTTCTCAGTGAATCGTCATCCCAAACTGCAATGGCTCATGGCCACCTCAGTGAGTCCTGGCATGGGAGTACATCGGCACCAGTGGATCTCACCAGCCAAGAAAAATTCCGGTGACAGTGCCACACGGCGTGCTTTGATGAATCTCTATCCTGCGGCCAAGCTCAGTGACATTGAAGTCATGAACCAACTCATGACCAAGGCAGAAATCAATGAACTCATGCGTGACCACGGCGACTGAATTCCGTTGCCAGTATTGTGAACGAGTGTTCCGCAAGGCCTCTAGCTTAGAGGTACATTTATGCGAACAAAAAAAGCGTAGGCAGAGCCAAGACGATCCTGCTGTGAGGTTGGCTTTCCAGGGCTTCTTGGAGTTCTACAAACAGGCTCAGGGATCCAGCCGACTCAAGACAGCGGAAGATTTCATGACTAGCCCGTACTATCGGGCTTTCGTGAAATGGGGGCATTACTGCGTGAATACCCGTGCTGTGGATCCAGAATCTTTTTTGCACTGGTTATTAGCTCACAATCATCGCATCGATCACTGGGCACAGGACAGCAAGTACAGCCAGTTCTTGCTGGAGCACACGCGACGAGAACCTGCTGATCGTGCCTTGGCCCGAGCACTTGAAGCAGCTATAGACTGGAGCGAACGTACCGGACATCCTGATCGCGACTATCTGAGATTTGGTAATACCAACGCGATCTGCCATGCCATTACCACTGGACGCGTCACGGCCTGGACATTGTATAACTGCGATAGCGGACAGGAATTTCTAGCCAATCTTGGACCGGAACAGATACAGATAGTATGGCCCTGGGTTGAAAGCGACTACTGGGGTATGCATCTTGCAAAGTTTCCTGCTGATCGTGCCTGGGTGGCCGAAATACTGAAAGATCAAGGATGGTAACTGGTACCGACATTGACATAGATCTAGCAGATCGTCGCAAGATATTGGATCTGATCCCGCATATCTCAGCCTGTCAACGGAATGGCGACACAGCACGAAAGCACAACTCTGGCGTGTACCCCACTGCTATTCCGTTTGACGCGATAGCCGGGCATGCTGCCATAGACTATCAAGAAGCAGAACAGCGTGGCTATTTCAAGATCGACTTTCTTAACATGAGCGTGTATCAGCTGATACGTGATCAAGCACACTACGATCACATGCTGGCACAGGACCCAGACTGGAGTCGTCTCTGGCAAGACTCAGATTGGTCAGCTCAACTGGTCCATGTAGGAAACTATCGAGATCTGTTAGGAGACATGAAACCAGACAGTGTGGCCAGAATGGCCGCTTTTATTTCGGTGATAAGACCCGGAAAAGCACATCTACAGCGACGTCCTTGGGACGAAGTTTTTACATCAGTGTGGGACGGCGACACGCAACAGGGCTACACTTTCAAAAAAAGTCATGCCGTGAGCTATGCTCACCTGGTGATGTTGCATATGAATCTGTTGTCTGAGCTCAATCCACGCGCCTGACCAAGGTAATGGATCGGCGTTTGCTACGGCGTTTGGCTATTTCAGCAAGGCTACATACCGGACCCTGCAAGATTTCTAGGTCTTTGTTGCTAAAAGTGCGCAGATACGGACGGAATTGTTCCCATTCTTGCTTGAGGAAGATGTTGATGGGTATGGATCTGTTGCTTTCCCACCACCAAGTATTGGCCAGTTCCAGGAACAGAGCTTTGAGATCGGACTCCACGATGCTGCCGAAATCGTAGATAGTGGTCACAGCAGCATCTTGATTTTGTATGATGCCCACATATTCTTCACCGGCATAGACACAGATCGTCAAGAACGGATATTTTTCAGACAGCCTATCTAGTAATGTTTTACCCATAAATAATCAATCGGTGAACCCTTATGTATGCAACCAGTGTCTATTTATCGCCACAACTACAGACCATCCTGTTGGTCGACACCACAGGATCTTATTTCGATCGGAGGTGGGCCCCAGTGTACGCGAAAAATCTAAAACTCAATCTTGGAGTGGACAATGTTATTTTATTCCAATTTCAGAACCAAGATCAAAAACCTGTCAACATATCTGGAGCCACATTTACTTTCCGCATGATCACACAGGACGGCGAACAGCTGATCATGGCCAAAGATCTCGTAATCCTGAATGCAGCTACTGGTCGTGCCCGCGTCACAATCACAGCAGAAGAAACCGATCGCATGATCGCCCAACCTGCGTCTTGGAGCATATCAGTGAGTTCAGGCGTGCTGGATCAGGCTGTATTTGTGGATGACTATGCCGGTGCACGTGGCATGATTGATATCGTGGATTCTGTGTACCCACAGTTCCGTGCCAGCCAAACCTTGACCATACCAGATCAGGCACCGGACAGCAGCCTTTATTATACCAGCACTGTGCAGACTCTGGGCACTCGCAGCAAGACTTTCCAGATCGATCCCAGCGCATTCACAGGAACCATCACTGTGCAGGGTGCTTCCGACACAGCAGATCAATGGTACGATGTTGATTTTGTGCGTCTAGATACTGATACCACAGTACGTGAACTGTCATTGACCAGTTCCGGCACGCGTTTTGGCATCAATGTTGTTGGATTTCATCCTTATCTTCGCATTGGATTTGAAATATCCAACGGCTCTATTCAGCAGATCTTGTACCGATAATCATCGCAATCCTTTAAATATTCTGCTATACTAGCTAGATGCTAGATATTTCCGTTTATCTTCCTGCCAAACGTAAACAGACTGCATCTGGCTGGATGTCGTTCAACGCACCTTGCTGTGTGCATCAAGGTACCAGCCAAGATCGCCGACAACGAGGTGGTATCAAAATCACAGATCAAAACTGGAGCTATCACTGTTTCAACTGTGGGTACAAAGCCAGTTTTATACTAGGTCGTAATCTTTCATTTAAAGCCCGGAAACTTTTAGAGTGGCTGGGTGTGCCCACAGAAGAGATCGAGCGCATCAATCTCGAAAGTTTGCGACATCGCAGTATCGAGGGAATTTTGGATGATCGACAGCGCACCGAGAATGCGCTACAAGGCATCCGATTCGAAGATTGTGATTGCCCCTACGTCGACATTATCACTCCGGAACATCGGGAACAGTGGCAGTACCTTCGTGACCGATGTGTGCCCGAAGACTATCCTTGTATGCTGGCAGTGAGCTACGACAAGCGGGGGTTGGCTGGTATGCTAGGACGCATGGCAGTGGTCATACCATTTACCTATGACAATCGCATGGTGGGTTATACCACCCGATTTATGGATGATCGCGCACCCAAGTATATACACGATATACAACCCGGTTATGTGTTTGGTACCGATCTACAGCAGCCAGACTGGCAGCATGTGTTGGTGATGGAAGGTGTATTCGATGCATTGTCGATATCAGGTCTGGCAGTGTTGCATGCTGAAATATCAGACGCACAAGTACGCCTAATACGCAGTCTGGGACGCGAAGTTACAGTGGTTCCAGATCAAGATACAGCCGGCATGAAGTTAGTGGACCGTGCGCTGGAACTAGGATGGGCAGTATCGATGCCAGGATGGCCTCCGGGTTGCAAAGATGTAAACGATGCTGTGAAGACTATGGGCCGTCTGGCTGCTTTGATAACTATCATGCAGGCCAGAGAAACCAACCGGGTCAAAATTGAACTGCGTAGGAGGCAGATTGTTAAAAGATTATAATGCAGATGTGCAACGGCTGTTCTTGGAGATGATGCTAGAGGATGCCGAAAGCTACGTCAGAGTACAAAACATCTTCAATCCAGAAAACTTTGATCGTGCTTTGCGGCCGGCTGCGGAATTTGTCAAAACTCACTGCGACGAACACAAGACTATGCCGGATCGTGCGCAGATCGCCGCGACCACTGGTATTAAACTGCAAGGAGTGCCAGACCTCAACGAAGGACACTTTGACTGGTTCCTGACCGAGTTTGAAGGATTTACTCGCAGGCAAGAACTGGAACGTGCCATCCTCAAAAGTGCCGATCTCTTAGAAAAAGGCAACTACGATCCAGTAGAGAAACTGATCAAGGATGCAGTGCAGATATCTCTCACTCGAGATATGGGCACCGACTATTTTGCGGATCCTAGATCCAGACTTATGGCCCTGAAGTCGAACAACGGACAGAACAGCACAGGCTGGCCGGCGTTAGACAAGCTCTTATATGGTGGATTCAATCGCGGCGAACTACAGATTTTTGCAGGAGGATCGGGTTCGGGCAAGAGCCTGTTGATGCAGAATTTGGCTGTAAACTGGGCACAGGCTGGCCTGAGCGGTGTGTATATCACGCTGGAGCTAAGTGAAGGCCTGTGTAGCTACCGAATCGACAGCATGATGACCAATACCGCAGCCAAGGACATCTTCAAGGATCTTGATACAGTAGAGATGAAAGTGCGCATGATGGCCAAGAAAGCCGGGCGCCTGCAGATCAAGTACATGCCAGCACAGAGCACAGTGAATGACATCAGGGCCTACATCAAGGAATTACAGATACAGAACAACCTGAAGGCGGAC